CTAGAGATGGTATTCTTGTTACTAAAAAAGAAGAAACTACTATCGAGAGACATTCTCCTAAACGTCCATCAGAAATTCAATGTGATGTATTTGTTCCTACTGTAAAGAAGAAACAATATTACGTAGTTGTTGGAATGTTTGATGGCAAACCGTATGAGATTTTCACTGGTGAAAACTATGATAACGAAGGTAATAACTTTATACCAAAAACTGTAAAAAGTGGAACTGTTAAAAAAGTTAAAACTGGAAGTTATTTATTGGTTGCTGATAATGGTAAAGAATATGCTATCACCAATGGGCATAGTATTGAAGAAGCTGAAGCTCTTTCAAGACAAATATCTCTTAATCTTAGACATTCTACTCCACTTCACTTTGTAGTAGAACAACTATCTAAAAATGGTGGTCTTGTTGCTTTTAATAAAGCACTGGCCAGAACGTTGAAGAAGTACATCAATGATGATACTGAATCAACTGATACGTGTCCTCAATGTACGACACGTCTGGTATACAAAGAAGGCTGTGTATCATGTCCAAGTTGTGGATTTAGTAAATGTGCATAATATATGAAAATAATTAAAGGTATAGGTTATTATAAAGTAAATGATAAACATATAGTTATCGTAAGTGATGACTACCATGGTTCGCCTATTATAACGTGGGAGTATGACATAATTTTATGTAGTAAAAGATTACTCTCACGTTATAGATCTAACTTAGTAGCAAAACATTTAACAGACAACGGGTGGAAGCCAGTTGTCAAATATATACAATGAAAATGAATAGAGGTAAAATGAAGACTGTAATAGTATTAGGTAACTCCCCTTCTGAATGTAGTTTAGAAGTTGATGGAAAAATAATAAAGAATGTAAGTAACGTCGAAGCTATGGTAAATATGGACCATGGGCCACGATTAATTTATCACACAATGGTAGATTCAGAAGAAGGCCCTGTAGAAGAAGTGCATGAAATATCATTTGAAACAATAACAAAGGAATAATAATGTCAGAAGAAACAACTAAAGTAAAAGAAATAAGTAATCCTAAATTACTTGTTGAAATAGTAGACGAGAATGCTAAATTACCAGTAAAGCCAACATCACCTACAGATAGTGGATTTGATGTATTTGCTTACGACGTAAAAGAATTATATTATCACGGAGGTGGTAATGGTGAAAGTGTTCTAAAAGGAGAAGACATAGAACGTAAATTTGTTGAACCTGGAGTTATTGAGTTACAATGTAACGAGAGAGCTTTAATCAATACAGGAATTAAAGTTACTGTTGGTCCTGGGTATGAAATACAGGCTCGTCCTAGAAGTGGTATGGCATTAAAAAAAGGTCTTACTGTGTTAAATACACCTGGAACTATAGATGAATCTTATAGAGGTAACCTAATGATTATTATATTAAATACTTCTAGACAGGCTCAGACTATTAAATTAGGTGAGAGAATTGCACAAATAGTTCCTATGAAAGTTGAACTTTTAGAAATAGAAGAGACTAAATTAGATAAGACTGATCGTGGAGATGGTGGGTTTGGTTCTTCTGATGTAAAAGCAAAGATATATAAACCTATGAATGGACCTATACTATAAAATATATTTGGCTGATGCCAAAATAAATCTAACAAGGAGAAATACAAATGGATTTTAATATTACAAGTGATTTAAGTATCACAGGAACATCAATTACGGTTGATGGAACAAAAGTAGACAATGTAGTAGGACTTAATGTTTGGGCATCTAGTCCGACAAAAGATAGTGGAAGTGCTGGATATGTAGATGTCACAGTAACAACTGTAACAGACGATGGTACAGTAGAAGATAAATCATATAGAAAATCTGAATACATGAGTGAAAAAATACCTATGGGTAAAGAAATCAAAGATATGATTAAAACTAAAGATAATGTAGTTCGTTATTTGGGAGCAAGTGTAGATGAGAGTATTAAAACTATTGTAGATTCTATTGTTGCCCATTGTAAAGATAATGATATTAAATGTCCATCAGAAGACACATTATGTAGTAGAAGTATATCGAGTCTTACAGATAAAGCTGTAGATCTTGGTATAGTGTTAACTGATGAAACGCCTAAAACTGAGGAAACAAATGAAACAGAAGACGAAAAGAAGAACGAAGTCGATCCTGAAAAGAAAGAAAACAAAGAAGACGAGTAGAGGATCGTATAGATTGAAAAAATAAGAGTTAGTTACTCTTGTTTCTCCGTAAAGGGTCATATTAGTAATAATATGGCCTTTTTTTATAATATTATATCATAACATACTATACTACTGTTTATGAGTTGTTTAATATGTAAATCACCTAGTAATAATAAGTTATGTAAAAGACATGACAAGACATATATATGGGATAGTACCATTAGAGGGTTTCGATTAAAAAAACGTAACAATGGATCCAGATATACTAAGTCTTCCTTTCATAAGACTGAAACTAAACTAGTAAAGATAATAGAGCATATTGTTGGATTAAAGAATGTAGTTACATCATTCCATCCAGAATGGGCAGTATCTCCAAAAGGAGTATTGTTAGAATATGATATATTGATAAAAGATACTAAACTACTAATAGAGTACAATGGCCGCCAACATTATGAATTCGTTCCATTCTTTCATAAAACAATGAAGAAATTTAAACTACAACAGCAGAGAGACCACTATAAACAACAGTTAGCGAGCTCTCATGGATATAAGCTAATAACAATAAAGTACACAGAACCGATCTCTAGATCGTATATTAAAAACAAAATAAGAGGAGAATTAGAATAATGGAAAATGTAAGACTAGTAAGATTAGCAACAAATCCTAACGAAGGAACATTTGGAGCAGTAATAGTAAATGGACAACCTATGTGTTTATCATTGGAACCATATATAAATGATAACGTAGTAAACCTATCATGTGTTCCTGAAGGACAGTATATATGTAAGATGACTGAGTCTCCAAAGTATGGTAAAGTATATGAAGTTACACACGTTCAAGGAAGATCTCATATATTAATACATTGGGGTAATTGGGACGATAATACAGAAGGGTGTATACTACTAGGTGAGGAATATTCTGTAATAAATAATAAATGGGCAGTTGCGTCATCTAAAGATGCATTCAATGAGTTCATGAAAACATTAGATAAAAAAGATTTTATGTTAACAATAACTAACGCATATTAAATAGATAGGACTATTATAATGAATATACGAACAGACCCTACAGCCAAACAAGAACTTTCTATTATGTCTAAGGAGTTACCATTAGATGAATTACTAAGTGTATACCCTGAAGAAGCTATTGCTAAATTAGTAGCAAACAAGGATAAACTTGTTAAGGTAGCAGAAGCATTTAATAATACATTAAGTGCTGTATCTTTGTCATCGATGGTAATGAAATGTAATACTAGTAAGTGTCCTCATAAATCATCATGTATACTTATTAAGAATGGTATTGCTCCTGAATCATATCTTTGTCCAATAGAGAAAAAGATAGTAAGTGAATTAGAATATAATCTTACACAAGAATTAGAAATAGATACACAGAACACTATTGAAATGGAATTACTTTATGATTTTATTGACGCCAAACTATTAGACATGCGTACTTCTGGAATGATTGCAGAATCATCAGTAATACAACTAATAGAAATAGACAATGGTAAATCAGTAAATAGATATAATGATATAGCTCCTGAATTTAAAATCAAGATGGATTTAAAGAAATTGAAATCTAATATATTAGAAGAATTTATGGCTACGCGTAAAGCTAAGAAGCGTTACGGAATAAATAATAATCTATCGTTTGAGAATATTATTAAACAAGCAATGGACAATAAATAATGTTTGATGCAAGTAAATGGACATGGTATTCACAAGACCGCTGGGAGTCTATGACTAAAGCGGAAAAAGAAATATCATCCGTTAGTAATGTTGTTAAACAAGTTGATTCAGTTCAAGCTACAGCAAATAATGCTAACATTAGACATAAGCTTGCAGATGCTGAAAATAAAAATCCAGGTCAAGCAAATTCAACTAAGGCAAATCCAGAAAAAGATATAGGCACGTCTAAAAAAACTGAAGCAGATATAAAGGCACAAAAAAAGACTGGAACAAAACCAGAAGGTCATTATGATAAAGGTAAAAAGGGTGGAACTACACAAGGTCGTAAACTAAAACAGATTAATACTAAAAAAGTATTAGATGCATTTAGAGGACTATCTGGTAAAGGTAAAGCTGGAGTTATTGGTGCAGGAGTATTAACATTTGCAGTATTGACTGGATTATATGCTAAAAGCCAATTTAATAAAAAGTCAAAAAGCAATTATATTCCTGAGAAATATAGTAGAGGGTACGATACTATAAAAGAAACTATGACTGACTTTGGATCTAGAGTACATATAAGTAAGACTGCAGCTAAAGTAAATATGACTCCTCCTAGTACTACACGTAATGCTACGATAAGAACTACGAGCTCAGTTATTAATTCAAATGCAAGTTTGAATATGCATAAAAATGCAATAAGACATACGGAGTATTAATATGGCTAATAGATCAAGAAAACAAAATAAGAAAAAACCTCAAAGATTTAAGACCACCAATAAAGCAAATAAGAGAAATGCTATGGGAAGATCAGTATATGGGGCAGATCTTCGAATGAAGAATGATCAATCTGTATTACGAGAAGCAATGGCAAGGAGAACTCCGTTCCAAAAGTTAAAATCTAATGTGCAGTCAGGATATGGCAAGTATAATACTAAATTTCAACAAGCTCAACGAAACGTTAGTAGGTCTATTAAAGGCGGTGTACGCGGTGCATCAGGTATAATGAATGGATTAGGTATGACTACTCTTGCTTCAGCTGCAGTAATAGGTAGTGCAGCAGCATCTGCTGATGCATTTATGAAAGGTGGTATGAATCAAGCTCAAGATATAATGATGGATAGATATATGAGAGATTCAAGATACTCTAGTAGATTATTGACTCAGACTAATTTGGGATCCGCTACTGGAAATAGTACTATATCTATTGGTAATCATACTGGACTAAGTTTAGCAATGAGTAGACGTCGTCATGGGTAATATAATGTTAAAAAGGAAAGCACACAATGCATTAAATCTAGATATAAATGCGTTAGTATCTAAAAATAATAATGGTAAAACTATAACTGAAATAGCAAAGGAATATGGATGTGCTATGGAAACTATTCGACAATGTTTTATAAAAAATAATATTACATATAAACGTTATCATAGATGTAAAAATGAAGAAAAAGTTAGAGCGACTAAAGCACTATATAAACGTAATAGACGTAAAGATGCATCGTATAGAGTATTGGATAATTCTAGACGAAGAATAAATTCAGCATTAAATGGAAAAAATAAATCTAAATCTACTATGAATCTTATTGGTTGTAATGTTGAAGAATTAAAAATACATTTACAACAGACAGCTATTAACAATGAATATAACTTTTTTGATATAAATAACTATTCTGGCAAAGAATATCACATAGATCACATAAAACCTTGTTCTTCATTTGATTTAAGTAAACCAGAAGATCAAGCTAAATGCTTTCATTATAGTAACTTACAAATACTAACAGTTAAAGAAAACTTAGAAAAAAGTAATAAGGTAGGGTAATTAATATGTATCAACAAAGAGGTGTACCAGAACAAGAAAAAGTTAACGCATTTGGAGCAGCAAGAGATGTTTCTCTTGGTGTAATGAATCCATTTAATTGGTATAAATACAATCCTAATATGTATCATTTTAGGGCTGGTAATATCAATGTATTAGGTGCATCTTCTAAGAATTATATGGGAGTGTTAAAGGCTGGTACTAAAATTGCAAACTGGGCTGAAGGTGGTGGTAATTTAAAAGACGCAAAACCTATCACTCAGTTTTTTTTAAATCTACGTGAAAATTTTAGACAGACTGAATTGGTTGGAAAACAAAATGTTACGTTTGGATTAAAACCTGGTGGTGGATTTGGATTAAATGCATATGTAGATGATACTGATTTGTATCGTCAGAAAGCTATCGCGTCTGCTATTAAAAAACGTAATGCGTTAAATTTAGGAGGTACAATATCTAATCAATTAGATGACGCCGCTCTTAAAATGCCAGGACGTTCTGCAGTAGTAAATCTAAGTAAGAAGGCATGGAGTAAAACATCACAATCAGTATTTAAATTATGGCAAGCTCCTGTAAATCTTGTAAAAGGTATTGAAAATAATGGACTGAATTTTGTAACTGGTGCTGGTAAACTTGCAGGTAAAAGTGCATTACGTTTAGTTATTGGTACAATGAAGATGAGTGCGTATGGTGCACAAGCAGGATTAGCATTAGGGGTTGGTAAATATATTGGTAATCAATTCGGAAGAGCAGCAATAAATACAGTAAATAAAGCATTCGAATTACAACAAAGTTTAATGGATCCTGAATTAGGAGGCAAATTAAACATGGATTATGTATCGTATGGTGCTGCTACAGAAAGACAACGAGCATTGGCTGCAATATCAAAAGCTCAAATAAATGGAAGAAATGCATTAGGAAACGAAGCATCCTTCAATCATAGATAACTAAACAATTAACTTCAACGAAAATATATTATGTCTAAACAAAAATTATCAGATGATGAACAGAAATGGTTTATTGATACTTTAAGAAATCCAGCAGATTGGACAGAAAAGTTCTTAAAGAATCCTACTAACCCACAAGAGAATATTACGTTACGATCGTATCAACGTGAGGTATTAGAAGCTTCTCCTATAAATAAAAATATGTCATTACTACAAGGTCGTAGAACAGGTAAATCTGTAGTACTTTGTGCAGACGCATTATGGACAGCTACTGCTCAACCATTGGTAAAACTATACGACGAGCAAGGATCAAGACAAGTACCGCAAAACATACTAATATTGACGCCTATGGATTCTCAGATAAAGATGTTATTCGATACAATATTACAATTAGCCGCTGACTCACCATTCATTCAAAACAATATTACTAAGATAAGAAGATCTGACGTAAGTGAAATTCACTTTAGTAATGGTTCAGTAATTAAAGGTATGACTATTGGTATTTCTTCTGCAAACAAAGGTACATCTGTACGTGGATTAAGTGCAGATTATTTATTAATAGATGAGATGGATTATATACCTAGAGATATAATGGAACAAAGTATATTACCTATTGCTTCTACAAATAGAGACAGTAGGATGAGAATATCTTCTACTCCTACTGGAAAACGTGATTTATTTTATGAGTATAATACAAATAAAAGTCTCGGTTGGTGGAATATTAAAGTTCCTTCTTGGCATCCAGATAATCCTTCTTGGATATCTATTAAGGAATGTGAAGATAACGGTAGACCTCTTCATGAGAGTACGGAGTATCAGTATAAATCAGTTATGGATTCTAATTCATACCAACGTGAGTTTGGTGCTGAATTCGGAGAAGAAATAAAAGGCGTATATAAAAATGATCTATTAAACAAATCATTGGTTAAATATTGTAATAATTATGATATGGCAGATCCAGATTTATTTGATCCAGGATTTCCACAGGTAAATGGTAATAAATATATTATTGGTGTCGATTGGAATAGTTATGTAAATGGTGGTCAAATTGTAGTATTAGAATTATGCTTAGAAAAAACCATTGTACAATACTTCGACGATGAAACTAATCAAGAAGTTACTATTGATTTTACTAATAAGTTTAGATTATTTTATAGAAAAGGTGTGAAGATAGAAGACGGAACGCAGCGTGCAACAAGAGCAGAAATAATAAGAATAATGACTCAATATAGAATCGATCATATGTATGTTGATTATGGTTACGGAGATACTAATATTGAGGAGTTAACTGAATATGGTAGATTACATCCTGAATTAGGAATCGCACAAAAATTACATGTAATAGATTCTGGATCTAATATAGAACATTATGATGTGGTGTTACAGAAAACTGTAAAGAAAAGAGCAAAGTCATTAATGATAACTACTGGTGTAGTTGCATTAGAAGAAGGTAGAATAATATTACCTATAGAAGAAGATACTAAACCTAGATTAGTTTCACAGATGAGAAGTTACAATATTAAGAAAGTAACTGTAAAAGGAGACTATACATATGAAGGTGAAGATCATATACTTGATGCATTTAATTTAGCAATGTGGGGATTTAATCATCAATATAGTACGTTCCTTACTACAAAATATGAACATAGAATAAAATTTATGGAAAATAATGCATTATCTGCTGCTCCTATGAGAAAACAGAGTGTAGAATCACCTATACTAAAATCAACGATTACTAATATAAAAGATCCTGATGCTCCTGCTTCATACTCATTGCCAAGAATTGGTGGAAAAGTATTAGGTAAAACAAGAGGATCAAGTTCATTTGGAACAACATTTAGGAGAACATTTTAATGTCTAGTAATAATAAAAAACCGACAGATATCGAAGGGTTAGCTGGAGAAGAGTTAACTGATGAATTATTACAGCAATTGATAACTGAAGGTAGAGTTAGTTTTCCATTTAAGAAAACTAAAACAACAACAATATCTTCACCAGAGGATAAAACACATGACACTGTTGCAGATGAAAGAAAGAAATTATTTGACTCTGTAAAAGAGAACGAAGAATACGTAAAACAATTAGAAGATATGCGTGATGACATGTTGAAAGACATGAAGATAAAACCTCGTAATAAACGTATAGCAGATGCAGCAAAAAAATTAGGTTCTACAGATGGCACAATTACTAAAGATGTATTAGACACTGCTGAAGCGTTATTAGATCCTATGGCGATGGAAGTTGCAACTACTGGAATAAGTTCTCCATTAGCAGCACTTACAGGAAACGGTAAAGTAAGTGGTGATTTTCTAAATTGTAATGACGCAACTAAGGGAATGATGGATAGTTGGAATTTGGCAGTAAATAATAATCCTAAAAATCCAACAATAGCTGACATACAAAATAAGGCACAAGAGGACGTAGTTCAAGATACTAAAGATGCATTCAAAGAGAAAATGAAAGAAATGGCCCTGATGCTACTTCAAATGTTATGGTGGGAAATGATATGGGTAAGAGTAGTTATATTTACATTAGAGATTGTAGAAAAAATAATAGCTGTACCTATTGATATATGGGCATTGATTTTTAGACTATGGCCAAAAAAACCCACTAAAGAAAACTTTTATCAATATGGACCAGTACATAGATTATTAAATAAATTAAGAATTATATTATTATGCGTTGTTCCACCTAAAGCATTTAAACAATATAATCCAGATCCTGAAGTTCAAATATGGAATAAGCATAAAAAACAATTCCAACCACTTCCTAAATTTTGTAAATCGAGTAATCTAGTAACAGAGTGTCCTAAAAATGCACTAGGTGAACCAGATGTAGTAGATCCTACACCAGGATTTGACGGTGAATCAATGGGTACTAGTATGGGTGATTTTGATTATGCTGAGGAACAGACACAAAGTGGATTATCGTTCCCAGAAGTAAAAGCATACTTTGATACAGAGGACCCTATTGATTGTGTACCTTCAAATTTCGCAAACTTATTTAAACAAAGAGATTTAAAAGGACCAGGAATAACTCCAGCTTGTGCCGAAGCAGCACAAGAAATATTAGAAGAGGTATATTCTGCATCTGTTATTGCTGGTAATAATATACGTACTGACCCTGAAGAGAATTCATCAATATTTAATGCTGCAGTAAGTGGAGATATTAAAGCCGCAGCAGCAGGAGACGGAGGACTATAATGTCAAATGATCAAAATAATAAACACGGATTTATATCCGCTGCGTATCTTTTAAATAGAGCTATTAAAGAAATGAGAGATCATGTAGAATATGAGAAATTTCTATGTAGAACTATTGAAGATAATGAAACAACGAGAAACTTTCAAAAAAACACACAAGAATTAGATGAATCTAAGTATAGAGTATTATATGATAATGAAGCTGTTAACAAACATACCGCTAAAGGTAAAAAGGAAGCACTAAATGGCAGAAACCAATAAAAATCCTGAACAAGCAGTAATTGAAGGTATATCTGGTGCTATAGATGATACTATGGGACATACTTCGTTTTCTGGTATAGGAAATGTTGTAGCGTTAGTTAATAAGGTAGATGCTCAAGGTATGTTAAGAAAACTTACTGATGAAGTAGATAATGTAGTATTTAAAAACTTAGCAAAAGACATGTTAGGAATGTTAAGTTCGTTTTATGGATCAGAAGAAGTAATGTGTTGTCTTATAAAAAATATAATAATGGCGGCTGGAGCAGGAAAAAGTATAGAAACCTGGAAAGCAAATATACGTGAGTGGAAAGAAGAACAGCGTAGAAAACGGGATGAGCTTGGTGAGGATTTAGGGAATGAAGAACAATCATTTGATATTGAAGATGATTATAAAATATCTGTAATGGATTTAGCATTTGTTAAAATAATAGATGAAACGATATTCGTCGTTGATGCAATTATTATGTTTTTACAATTAGAAATAAAAAATTTTACATTTCCTATTCTAGATATAGCTAAATTATTGGCAGATACTGTAGTAGGTATGATAATTATAGCTATGCAAGAAATAGTATTTACCTTGAGAGATTCTGCAATTGCGTGGGTAATAGATTCCTTAGAAAAAGCAACAGTTGACGCAGAATGGCTTAAGTGTTTTCAATTCAAAGATTTCATTCAAATATTAAAGAAGTATATACATGATTATGGTATGTTAGATAAACTGTTTGGAATGATAACTGGTAATATTGGAGCTAAATCTAAAAAATTTAAAGATCTACATAGTAAAGGTTTAGAAAAAGTTAGAGTATTAGAATTTTTAAAAAGTCTAAGAGGTATTTTAGTTCAAATAAAGAATGCCGCGATAAGTTGGGAATTTTGTGTAGGTCTTGAATTCGGAGAAGATAATCTAGCTAGTGAAAATAGTGATGCACAAAATAATATTAAATCATTTTTCGAAGATCCTGACTTTGGTAAATTAAATCCTAATAGTAAAACAGATAATAATTTAGCTTTTGGGGACGATGATACTATACTACGTAATACAGATAATGCTAATCTTAATGATTTATTTGGTGGAGCTGATGATACACAGATCCCTAGTGATCAAGAAGTTAATGCTTTTTTACAAAATAGAATGGGAATGTCTAAACAAATGGCAGATCAATTGACTGGATTTTTACCTTCTACTAATGAAAATCGTAGTAATACAAATGATTGTGGATATACATTAAGTAATGATGATGTACAGAAAGCAATTAAACGAGCTATAAATGGTGGAATATAAGAATGAATATTTTTAATATATTTAAAGCACATAAGATAGAAGCAGAAACTAATACTAAATTAAGTATTACTGGAAATGAAATAGCAGATGCGTCTAAGACTAAAGACCCAGGGCTATTATATAGTAAGCCTAGATATACAAGTTATAAACAGCATACTAAACAACCTTCTAGTGTTCAATTCTATAGCAACGAATATGATTTAAACACTATTGCGAATGCTGTACAACTAGATGGATATCTAAATAGATCAGTAAATATATTTGTTGAACAGATATTAAAGAATGATTTTACCATTATTTCTAAGAAAGATAACGTTCAAAAGTATGTAAATTCTAGAATTAAAGAAATAGAATTAATGACTAACGTTAAGATGTATGATATTATTGACACTGTATCTAGACAATTAGTAACATACGCTAACGCGTACATTATTAAAGTTAGAAAAGATGCATCTAAATTTGGTAAAAAGTATAAAGTATATAATAAAATATTAAATCCTATCGTAGGAATATTTACTGCAGATGCAACAACTATGCAAATAGGTGTAAACAATGCTGGAAAAGTAACACATTATAAACAATGTATAAATGGAGAAGAACGAATATATAGTGTAGATGATGTAATTCATCTGACATATAATAAAACTCCTGGAACATTGACCGGTATGTCTAACATAAATATGGTATTAGATGATGTTCGTGCTCTACGTAAATTAGAAGAAGAGATAGAAATATTAGGATATCAATACGCAATACCTCTATACTTATATAAAGTAGGAACAGATAATCATCCTGCAGCACCCGGGGAAGTAGATGCGGTAAGTAACACAGTAAACAATATGCCTACTTATGGAATAATGGTTACACCACATACACATTCAATGGAAGCAGTTTCTAGTAATGGTGATAATTTAAACATAATGGAATATGTATCTCACTTTAAAAGTAGAGCATTTAGTGGACTCGGTGTATCTCCTATTGCAATGGGTGACGCATCTTCTGGCAATAGAAATACCAGTGAAGTATTAGATTTCACAATGCAAGCAATAACGAAGTCATATCAAAGCATAATTAAAAACAAGTTAGAGTTGGAATTATTAAACGAAATATTATTAGATGGTGGATTTAGTCTACAACGACTTAGTGCTGAGTTAGCATTTCCTGAAATTGACCTTGAGTCACAAATCAAAAAAGAAACACATGTGTTACAAAAGTATCAAAGTAATCTTATTACTAGAACAGAAGCAAGATTAGAAGCAGATTATGAAGTTAAAATAGATGAGAATGATACTTATTTAAATACAGTACAGGTACCATTAATAGAAGCAGAAGCTGAAGTTCAAAAAGATACACAATTAGCTCTTGTTAAAGAACAAAGTAAGGCAGCCTTAAAATTACAAGCAGCTGCGATTAAACCTACATCAGGATCTACTTCCGGATCAGCAACTAAAGTAGGTACCGGTAGATCAAAAAGCACAAGTACTAAATCAAAGAAAACACAATCAGCATCTACAAATAAAGTAGCAGCAAATAGTAAACCTACAAATCAACACGGTACATCTTTAGGAAGACCTAAGATAAAGAAAGACTTCCAAGACAATATTACAACACAAGTTAACAGCTTAGGTAATATACTATTAATAGATAACGCGTTCGAATCTCAGTTAAATAGAGATACATTTAAAACAAGCATAAATGATAAGTTGAGAAGTGAGATAATTACTTACGTAAATGATTGCAATGATGTAGTATCTAAATATTATCATGTTGACAAGATTGCTATAAATATTGATGAAATAGTTAATTATTATAGTATTAGTATTAATGAAAAGATAGATAGATTAAAAAATATAAAAGACAATGAGCACTCTAATAGTAAAATACAGTATACTATTAATAGTATTATTGATAAATTATTAGATACTGATAAACTCGATAACTATTTGAAAGCTAAAATTTTAAAAGATCTTAGTAAAGAAGTTAAGATTGACTCAGCTGAATGTAATTTACATTCAGATACAATTGTAGATAAAGTGACAATTGATAAAGTGCCTCCTCTAGTATATGGTTGCACTTGTAAAATAGAAGGTTAATAACAATGAATTTTAATAACATCGATAATATTGTACGACGTATTGACTCTATAGATGTTACAATTTCAGCAACTCATCTTAATTATGTAAATGGTAATTCGTTACTGTATACAACAGATGCGGCTCTTGCCGGTGCTAATAGTTGGATCGAACCTTTCGGTAGACCTCAATTGTTACACCATGATTCCAATACAGATCCTGTAGGAAGAATTGTTAGTTATGATGTTAAATCTCAGACTGATGATCTTAATGAACCTCAAGACTTTGTAGAAGTTGTAAGTAGAATTACAGATAAGAATGCTATAGAAAAAGTATTAAAAGGATTATATTTCACTTGTTCTGTTGGTAGTAGTACCACCAAAGTAAGATGTAGTATATGTAACCAAGTGTTAACTGAGGATGGTCTTTGTGAGCACGAAAAAGGATCTTTTACAGATGAAGGCGACCAAGTTTACTGGATTATTGATGAAATTCAATATAAAGAAAACTCGTTCGTAAATAATCCTGCAGATCCTTATTCACGAATAACGTTTATTGACATTGGTCAAGGACGTATTCCATATAAAGAATTCCTGGATCACAGGGAGACTTTAATCAACGAATTAGTTATGGAGGACAATGTGCCAAAACTAAACAAAGAAGCTAGAGAAAAACTTACCGATAGTGCTTTTTGTGGACCAGATAAAAGTTTTCCTGCTCATGATAAAGAACATGTGATTGCAGGATTAGATCTGTTGAAAAATACAGATGAACTTGATAGTGAAACAAAAGCTAAAGTAAAAGCTACTCTATATAGAAAAGGTAAAAGGTATGAAGTAATTCCTACTGAGGATGAACTTAAAGAAACTCCTAATCTCCTTACATTCCGTATAGATGATGAATTTACAGCAGAGGAAGTTAAATCATTACGGGATTTTTTCGAGAAGAATCCTGAAGCTGATCTACCAATTTTGGAAGATCAAGAACCTGAATCTGATAATACAGATGAAGATGAAATTAACATTATTGAAGATTTTGAAACAGTAAAGACTAAACCTAAAAAAGAAGTCATCGCATTTACTGACAAAATAATTAGTAATTTTGATATACAGTTGAAAGATAAAGAAAGCGAAGTGACTAACCTTACTGACGAAATTGATAAATTTAAATCAACAATTTCTGAAAAAGATAGTATACTAAATAGTAAAGAAGATGAAATATCTAAATTACTAGATGATAACGCTAAACTTGACGTATCATATAAACAAGTAATAATAGACAACATTGTAGATCTTACGCTCGCTAGCGATAGCAATATTAAGAGGGAAGATGTTGAAACAAAATATATCGGTAGACAAATGGACAGTTTGATCGATACTATTAATGATCTTAGAAATGAGATTACTAATAAAGATGGTGAAGAAAAAGTGGAAAATCCTACTTTGACAGAAACACCAAACACAGAAAATAAAGATAAAGAAGAAGAAACACCTGAAGTACCAGAGGGATCCGATTCGAAATTTAATGTTTTCTATAAATAACTTGGAGGCTTAAAAATGGCTTTAGATAATTTCAAATTACCATTTGATCAACAGAATGCACAACAGATGCCTATTCGTAATCGCCCTGATAAATATGCAAAATCTCCTCTAGCAGAACGTTTTCGTTTTGAGGTTTCAGAAGGTGTTAGACCAGCTGAATACTTTGGAGTATATAAATATCTTCCTGCATTACAGAAAGACATTACTACTGAAGACTATGTAGTAATTCCTAAAGGTCGTATTGTAAGTGCGGTATCAACTGAACAAGCAATACCTGTAAGCGGTATCGTATATCCAGCTAACTCTGGTGAAATTCCATCATTCGTAAGTCAAACTACTGGTAATACAGTAGATCGCTCTATCGATGGATCATACTTTGGTTATGACGACTATATGACAAATCTCATTGTTCCCGCTAACGGCGGAGCAGTAAATTCAGGATTCTACTCATCTCTTGATGTAGATGCTGACACACTTAAAGCTGATGGCACAATTGCTGCTGCAGCTGATTCATTTGTACTTCCTGCTAATAAACCAGTAGGTGTTGCATTTCATGACTGGTATCAAGATATCAGAGGTAAATACATTAACTATCGCATGTGGCCAGATGGCGGACACGTATTATGTGATTGGTATGTAGAAGTTCCATATGTTAAAGCTGAAACTGGCGACCTAGCTCCTAGAGTTGTTGCTGGAGATAACGCAACTGTAACTGCTGCTAAAGGTATTGTAAATAACAAATTTGCATACATGCAAGTTGTTGCTGCAGATGCATTCGAACCTGGTTCACTTATTGCATCAGATTTAACAGGTAACTATAAAATCCAAGACGATACTAAAACAGCTCAAACTGTTGGTAAACTCTTAGGTATCGACAACAGATTCCCTAAAGCAATGTTGGATGAAGTGCAGACTTATCCTGGCTCTCGTATGCCTGGTACACAGACTGCTGGACTTCCATCTTTCTTATTCGAATTTGTTAACGCGTGTGAAACTCTTAAGAGTGATGCACCTACTATAGAGGAAACGATCAATTTAGTTCGTGCCGGAACCTATGGTATTGCTAGAATTCAACTTTCTGTAGCATAATTAAAAGGAGATTAAAATAATGAAACCTATGTATATTAAAGACGAAGTCGCTTTTACAAATTTTAAAGATGCGGCAGATCGTAAAACTTTTAACAATGTGTATAAAGCATTTACAAATCGTGGATTAATGGTAAATGAAGATGGTCAGACTAGTAAGTTTGAACTTAGAGATTTAGTGGCAACACAAGATCTTACTCGGTTTATCCCACAAACAGTAGAAACAGTTGTTCGTGAAGCTCTTGAGCCTAACTTATTTATTGTTGATAAATTATTTCAGGAAATTAACATTCCTCGTGGATCTAGAATCCAAATTGGTGCTGTTGGTGCCATGACTGCTGGTAAAGTTGGCCAGGGTGGAGAATATCCTGAAAAATTCGTTGACCTTGATGGTGGCGATATGGTTGCTCTTACAACAGACAAACATGGTTTAAAGATTTCTATGACTCAAGAAGTTTTAGATGAAAATCTGTTTGATGTTGTTGGTATATGGCTTCGTGCTGCTGGACGTGCACTTGCTCGTCACAAAGAACGTAGTGCTGCTAAACTCATTTCTGAAATGGGTTATGATGTAATGGATAATGTAAATCCTTCTACATCTTACATTGGTACAACTACTGGTCGTGATATCAGTGGTGCTGCTAATGGATCTATGACAGTTAATGATGTATTTGAATTATATACTTATCTGTTACAGAGAGGATTTAGTCCTGATACTCTTATGATGCATCCACTTGCTTGGAAAACATACATGTGTGATACTGAAATGAGAGAAGTAGTTCTTGCTAACGCAACAGTTGCTTCAGTAAAAGCTCCTAAAGGAAGCTATGCTGAAAACTGGGGAACTTCTCATAATGGTCTTGGTCTTCGTACAACTGCAACAGGTAATCCTGAAACAGTTGGTAATAACGCTCAGGGTGGAAGTGCTTGGACGCAAACACTTAATCCTCTTGGTGCAACATTTAATATTGCTCCAAGTTACCTACCTACACCGCTTGAAGTTGTTGTTTCACAATACGTACCATATGCTTATGGAGCACGTACTGGAACACAAAATGAAACTGCTGGCGTTTCTGTAAGTAATGTAATAATGGTTGATTCAGATAACTGTGGTCTTATTGGTAATTCAATGCCTGTGACTATGGATAAATGGTCAGATCCTGAAAGAGATATCGAAAACATCAAGCTCAAAGAGTCTTGGGGTCTTGGTATCCTCGAACAAGGTAAGTCAATTGCTGTAGCTAGAAATATTTCTAATGCACGTAATTACAACTTTGAAAATAGTAATTCACAAACACTTTCTGAAATCCCTAGAGATAGCGGAATTCTGTAAGTCGAATTAATATATAGTAAATTAGGGGAGTATCTTCGGGTACTCCCTTTTTTTTGTCATAAATATATGTTTTACCTCCTAAAATACTATACTATCTATCATAAGCCCTTAATCAATAACAACAAAGAGGAGATATAATGGCTAAATCAAAGAAATTTCAGTTACCAAAATATTTACAGTTAGCAAAAGGAATGATGTGGTTTGACACACAAGGTCAAAATCCATCAGGTATTAGGTTGTATCGTAATACAGAAACGTTAATTGGTCGTGGAAACGACGTAGAAGGATACGAAGAAGTAAAAGGATCAGAGAGAACATTTGGTTCTGCTAAATATCCTGAATTCAAAGTAAAGTATAAGGCTAGTAATTCTACTGAATTGGCTATACCTAAAGACAAGAATAAAAACAATAATTCACAAGAAGGTGAATATGGCATGATTAGCACGACAGAAGATAAAAAATCATGGTTTTGCACAGAGGACATAGATGACTCTAAAAAAGGAACAATCTTAACTGCTTATAATAATAAGATACTTATTAAGTATGATCCTAAAGCAAAAATAGAAGACGTAAAAGATAAAGCAAAAGAAGTAGAAGATGCACGCAATTTTACCATAAATAAAGATGGTGATATTATATTTACTGGAAGAAATGAAGTAGTGTATAAAATGCTGATGCAATATAATTTTAAAAAACTAAAAGAGTATATAACAAACGCTGGAGCGAAAGCTAAATTAAATCTAATGGATATGTATCAGTATGAATTAAAAGGATACAATAAATTAGATAGAGCACGCGGAGAAGTATTAGATCTAATACGAGCTAAGTTAAATGAATTTGGTGGCGGAATATCTCCTATTACTAAATTCGATTTAGATGATGAGGATTAAAAACTATGTCTAGTTTATATGTATCTGGTCACTATCCTGCTATTAACGGGCAGGATATACCAACCAATCCAACTATAAGTGTAATCTTTAGTTCAGAAATAAAAACTGATTCTATTGATTATAAAGTATTAAGTGTACACGATAAATATTATGCCACTATTCCTGGTGAACTAGGGTGGGATTTCACTAATAGAGGAACAGATAGCGGTATATTAAATATACTTACATTTACACCTACTATATTATTAACTCCGGATACTGAATATAATGTATATGTTCACAAATATCCTGATAGTGTTGCTACAGTATATAACGAATACTTGGATGATACATATAAATTTTCATTTAAAACTGGAATTACTACTTTAGAAAATCCTGATCCTACTCCTCTAGATAAATTATATGAAGATTTATCACGAGCTATTGCTAACGAGAATTGGGCATTGGCTGCTGAAATTCAAGCATTGATTGACGCAATGGAATCTGGATCTATTCCTTCCGGAGTATTACCATCAGGAGAAATCCCTGTTGAAACAGTATACTTGGATATAGTTAGTACATTTCCAGCAAATACACAATCTAATGTTAAAGATTTAAAATTCATAGAATTAAACTTTAATGATATAGTTGAATCAACTAATGTGGCATTAGGAGATTATATCTCTGTTGCTGCAGAAAATGTACTGGATTAGGAGAAATAATGGATACGTTTAAAAAAACAACAACTGAAGTATATGATTTGATTCATGATTATTCTAGTGTATTGTTAAAAGGTGAAATAATAAAGACTTATGAATCAGTTATAGTTGAAATTGGATCAGGTGTATTTCCATCTGGTTTAATAATAAGTGACGCGTCACAATATAATAATGATAAACTTATCACGCGAATAAGTGACGGAGTAAATACTTCTGGATACACAGTACAGACTACAATTACTACTAATAAAAATAATACACACATAAATGAAGTACCTGTTGTTATAGATAATGATGATTTCCCTTATTCTTATAAATATCTTAACTATAGATTTCAAACATCGTTAGTAGATGAATCAGTGTTTATTGTTCCTGATTTAAGTAATACCACAGAAGGAAAAAGTGGATTTGGACTCAATCAAGAATACAATGTATATATTGAACCTGGTTTATCTGGAGTTACCAATTCTGGTATGTTAGAACCATACAGTTTCTGGTTTACTACACAGTACTGTCCATTATTTGCTACTTCTACGACTATTAAATTAATGGGTGGGCCAGCTATTGAAAGTTTTCCTGATGATACAATAAATAGAATGATTCATAGAAATTCATTACAAGCAATGGATTTATTAAACGCAGGAAATGGCGTTAATTATCCATATGACTATTATGGCTGTACTCCAGAAAATGTTCCATATCAATTACGTAAGTATGTAGAATGTAAAACTACTTACGATCTATTAAATATTGCTGATTCTATAGATAGTACAGGAACATCACAATCTAAACATTTAGGTGATATGACTATTGCGTATGGTGGTACTCCTTCTAGTAGTGGTGCAGGAAGACCAAAAGAAGATCTATATGATTGTTGGAATGGTTTAGTAAATCTTATTTCTACACAAGGTAATGGATTAAATACTGCAGTAAGAGGATTATATGATACATCTAAAGGATTTAGTCATCCAGTAATGACAGATAATAGATTAACTACACATGTTGATAATAGACGTAATCAAACACCTGGACAATTTCCAGTACGCAATGGTCCACATAGGAGATCAATATAATGAATTGGATTAAAGATGCACATGCTACTGATGTTCTATTAAACCGGTCATTATATGATAATCCTAATTCAGAAGCAGATGGTATTGATTTACGTGAAGAAATGAATATTATTCTTCACGGTAATTCATATAAGAAACCATTAGGTCACTGGGTAGTACTAAGACACTTTGATAGAAGCACTAATTCTAAATATTTTAATCCTATATCTAAAGAAGGTATCGGTGGACCGGCACATAATTATACAGATATACTGTTAAAAACAAGACGTGTTGGTGCAAGTACTAAAAGTAATACAGAATCTGTAACTAAAGCAGGTGATATATTTAGTGATAAATTAGTATATTACTTCGAATACGATGTTACTATAGGTATGGGAGATCAAATATACGAATTAGATGTTGTTAATCATGCAACTAAACCAACGTCTTATAACTTTACTGATAAGTATGACGTAAAAAGATTACATCCGTATAGATTAGAAAATGGTAATGTACAATACTTCGCTGCATTAAGCGAATATAGTAATATAACATATTAAGGAATATCATGGGAAGACTAGTAGACAATAATATATTTGAATTGTTAAAATCAGGTGACATGTTACCTGATTTTAGTATGTCGTTATTTGATAAAGGTGATCCTAATGCATCTAATGTAAAATATAGAATATATAGCGATTCTGAAGGTAGATTAAAAAGTGTAGGTAACATACAAACTATATTAGGAATGAGTAAATTAATGAATAGTTCATTAAAATTAGTAAGTCCTAACCTTATATATTCTCCTGATTTTCCAGATTATATGTTATCTGTAGATGATCCTAAATACATCGAACAATACCCACAATTAGTATATAGTGACAATTTAAAGATGCCTCATTATAGAAATGATCTATATCAGCGAAACGTAGAAGAATATAAAACATTAGAAAATATTCCTGCTCCACACATTACTTGGGGAATAGTAAGACAAGAACCAGGATCTGTTGGAGGTGAACCATTCAGAGGAACACAGGAAGTAAAACCAAGACATCGTGAATTTATAGCTAGTATGGATGATGACGAAGCTCAACATTATGTTAATATAAAAGGGCAGGTGTTTGATAACCTTATACAATTTAACGTATGGGCAAGAAGCTCTTGGGAAGTTGAAGAACTTTCCGATTGGTTTAAAGATTATATGAATAATTATACCGGAATGTATCGAGAAGCCGGAATAGTTCAAATGTGGTTTGATAGAAGAGTACGCGATGACACTCTGAATCAAATTAAAAACAGGTATCACTTAAGAAGTTTACTATACTACATTAGAACTGAAAGGCTCGATATAACTAGTATTGAACCTATCAAAAGAATTGACGTTAACATTGCTGTGGATGCGACTACAAAAAATGTTAATATTAATACGAATGATAATGTTATGGAAAATTTCCATGACAACCTATTAAGAAAATATCATCAGTCAAATATTGACGATGATGATTCTTAATTAACTTTGATAATATATTAAAGGAGTATAAACATGGCTAGAGAATATGCGATACCTTCAACGTCTACGTTCATTCAAGATTTTGGACTAAATGTTACTCCGCCGCCAGCTAATAGAAATAGAAAAATTGTGATCATCGGAAGTTCCGAAGATGGCCCAATGTACGAACCTGTATCGGTTGATAAACCAGAAGATTCAGAATTAGTATGGGGACGTTCATCACAAGGTAACCTTGTAAAAGGTATTTTTGAAAGCTGGGGTGCACAAGAAGGCAATCCTGATATAGTAGGTGTTAGAATCGGTAATGGAGTAAAGGCAACTTTAGAAATCCTTGAAACTGATGGCGATGGAACTAATGAAGAACAGCCAGATAATAACGGTGATGGTGTTACATCACTTACATTAGAGGCTAGATTCCCTGGAGCTATATATAACCAAGTAACTGTTAAGTACGATGATCGTCAAAACGTTGCTATATTTAATCCTAAAACTGGATTAACATCTATATTTAGTGTAGATACGGGTAATCCCAACAATTCTTCAGTAGATGTACATAATGTTTATGAATTAGCGAACGCGATCAATAGTGATCGTAATCTTAATTCAATCATTACTGCATCAACAGATGGAGTATTAACTGATTTCGAGGTTAGTATCAATAGTGATACTGGTAGCGGAGTTATTCACCAGACTGATGAAGGTATAACAATAGAGCTTCAAGCACTTATTGCAACTTCTGGAGTTATTGCTGATGAAGATTCAGCGTACATTGTACCTGATCCTATCTTACCTTATGGTGTAGATGAAATTGATCTTAATGGTAATCGTAAAAATATTACTATTGCTAATAATATTATAGAACTTGACGAAATTGAAGCAGTAAGTACTTCCGAGTGGGAAGTATTAGAATTTAATGGTATAGCTAGTAATCTAGAATTTAATCCATTAGACGGTAAAGGTACTTCTAGATGGGATACTATTCAAGCATTGACTGATTATGATAATGATTCTCAGTATATGTTTAATCCTTCTGGTGTTGTTATTTCAGAATTTATCTATAATGTAGATAATGCGTTGATTGATCAACTTCCTACTACTGCTAAAGGTAAAGATGAATTAAATGAATTCACATTTACTACACCTCTTCCATTTGATGAAAGTGAAGAAGTAGCAACTAGTGGAGTTTCTTTAGCTTGGCTTACAGGTAGTGCTGAGTATGATGATTACGCTGGACTTAGTTCAGGGTATCTTGATGCTACATGCCAAGGAATAGAAGTAAAAGATATGGATGGTACTGATGTAAGACCTTCTGGATACATTAAAGTATTTGTATCTGATGATGTAGATCCTAATGGTAGTTGGACACAAGTTCCGTATCATTCAGAATCTGGTATATACATGAGTTCTTTTACTGATGCTACTGCGACTAAAGATGCATTTGCTACATTTGCTATTGGTCCATATGCACTTCTATCATATAGTGGAACACTTGCTAATGGATATGATACATTATATCTTAACAGTACTTCTGATTACGAAGAACGCGTTAAGTTTACTAATCTTAATCAGTTGATTGATAGTAACGGAGACATAAAGAAAGATGTATATATTAGAGTTGAAGCGAATACTGTAAAAGGTTTTATCAATGAAGTAGATACTCTTCCTCTATTAGAAGCTCAGAAACCAACTTCTAATCTTACTAAAGCGTCATATTACTTTGTAAGAGGTCAGGAAGTATTATTTAATAAACCACCTGCATTTCCTATGGTTGTTAATTATGGCACACGTATTGTTTACGAGCCAGGTACTAATGTAACAATCAGTGATCCTGTTACTGGTCAAATCAAATTTACAGATCCTCTGTTACTTCCTGGACCAGGTGGTGGACTATTACAATCCGATAGACAATCAGCTATCAGATTTAAGTTCAAGTATATGCCTAATTTTCCTGCATTTACATCTGCAACTAAATCACTTATTAGTGGTACCAATGGAACTAAGATGACAGTTAAACAACGTGAAGACGAGCTTAAAAAGGCTTATGATTATTTACGTGACTTTGAAGCTACATTTTGGGTACCTATGGGAGCATACATTGATGATGTTAAACAGGACTGGAATAAAACAACTGGTCTTAAAGAAAATGTTACGGCGTCATATGCAGTAGACATTGAAGATTTCTTAGATGAATTATCTATTAATAGTATTCAACCTCATGCAATATTGGGTGTTAATCAAATTGCTGATAATACTCTTAAATCTAGAGATGAGTTTATTGAAAATTTAACTGTGTTCGACATTAATGATCCTGTTCGCGGTGCAAATGTGATGGCACAGATTCAGTCTAAGTATATGTCTGTTGCTGCTTTCGAACCTATCTTTGCAAATATTGGTAGAGGAGCTCCTTATTCCGGAAACGGACAGGCTGCTTATGCTGGTATGTTGGCGTCACTGCCATACGATATTAGTCCTACTAATAAAACAATTGCTGGGCTTAGTGCTGTAAGAAGCGTATTTTCTACAAGACAATACGAAGCACTGAATGCTATGAGGTATGTAACAATGCGTACTAAAAAAGGATTCGATCCAGTTATTGTGAATGATGTTACTGCTGCACCTTATGGTTCAGACTTTGTAAGTTGGAGTACTTATAGTATTACAGCTGAAGCGTCTGACAGAGTAAAAGCTGTTGCTGAAACATACTTAGGACGTCCTAACAGTATTGAATTGAAAAACGCCTTAGATCAAGATATTTCTGACACATTGACAAGAATGTCTGGTCTTCAAGGATTTAATTTCTCATTAACTTCAACCCTAGAACAACAAGTACTTGGTGTTGTAGAAGTTGACTTAATATTAGTTCCAATCTTCACTATGAAGAAAATCAGAACTACCGTTAAACTCAGAAAGAATTTAGCGTAATCGTTTAATATGATTGGTGGTGTAAAAGCCACCAATTATTAGAAGGAGATAAAAAATGGCTGAACAACTAAGTGATACATTTACTAGGACATATAATTCCCATAGTGGAACTGATATTGTCGCAACTATTAATGGTATCTTACTCGGTAATTTAAATGGTATTTCTTTTTCTACTACTCGTGAGAAAGCACCAATTTATACTTTAGGTAGTGTAGATGCTGTTTCATTCGGTAGAGGAAAACGTGGTCATGCTGGTTCATTGATTTTTACTAATTTCGACAGATCTGCGTTGTATGATGTGAAGAAAGCTAGTAATATTAACGGTAAGCCTCTTAAATACTATAGAAAAGGAACTGATATTCCTGCTGGTGGAAGAAGTCTGTTACTCGGTACAAATTTAGAAGACGGAGACCTTCGGGCTCTTGGTCAATCTCAACTTGCCGATGCAAACTATTCTGATCAAATACCGCCTTTTACAATAACACTTACAGGACAGAATGAGTATGGTAATACATCCGTTATGTCTATCTTAGGTGTAGAATTGATCAATGAAGGTTCTGGTATATCTATTGATGATATTGTTACAGAAACACAGATGACATTTGTAGCAAGATCTATTTTAACGTGGAGACCACTTCTTGGTGGAGACTTACGTGCATTTGATCCTAGCGTAGTAGGTAGAGATAGTGATATCGCTGCTATACGTCAAGCTTGGAATACAAAAGCAGCTAGTGAGAATATAGCATAACTAAATTAGTGTGGTGGGGTAATTCCCGCCACATTATAAACCTCTTATTTTTGGATTAAACTAATGGCAAAATTCGGTACAATCTTTCAAGACACTTTAGTTAAAAGAACTAGTGACTTCACAACAAATATTCGTAACGATGGAACAGATTTCTTATCTCGTGGTCCTGTAAATACAACAATGAATTTTAATCCAGATGATCCAAATGCCGCATTTGCAGCAAGTGAAAAATCATATAGTGGAACTGACTGCACAGTAGTAATGAACTATAATGGTAACATGATGGTTATAGGTAATCTAGAAACCTTTTCATATTCAACATACAGGGAAAAAGTACCAGTAAGAACATTAGGTAATATATATCCTAAAGGGTTCACATATGGTTGTATTGACGAAAATGAATTAATTCATACTGATATTGGATTAAAGAAAATAAAAGATGTAAATATAAACGATAATATATTAGCATTTGATGAAAAAAATGAACAATTAGCATATTCTAAGTGTGTGAATAAATTTGATAAAGGTATAAAACACACATACAATGTACGACTACGAGATGGATCATCTATGAATTTGACAGCTGATCATAAAATATTCACAAATAATGGATGGAAAAAAACAAAAGATTTAGACATTGTCACTGATAAATGTTTAATTAATACTAAATATGATTATTCAGGTAATACATTAAACATTCCTGATTATTATTTAAAATTATTAGCATATGGTATAGGTGATGGAACATTCGGCTCATATATGGACAGTAAACAAACAGTATTCGCATTAACGCCAGGAGTAAACGATGATAAAATTGTAAATGAAATCGAAACCATTTGTGAACAAAATGATATATTATATAATAAATCATTTAAAAATAATTGTTATAGAATACAAATAAATAATACAGCGAAACAAACTGATTGGAGACAACGTAAATACAAAGATTTTATATTATGGACTAGAAAATTAAATATTTATGGTGAAAAAAGTCACCAAAAACACATACCTAATGAATTGTTAAGTATGTCAAATGCACAATTAAGTATGTTTTTATCTAGATTATTTGGAGCTGATGGACATATATCTAAAGATAAAAATAATAATAGAGTAAGAATAGGATATACTTCAACATCTAAAAAACTAATATATCAAATACAATCATTATTAAAACGGTTTAATATATATGCAACTATTGCGAATATAGGTATACCTAAATCTAAATTAATAGTTGGAAAACACGAAGCATATGTATTAAATATATCTAAAGGTTATGTTTATTCGTTTATAAAACAAATAGGAATATACGGTAAAGAAGATAAATGTAATAGTTTAATGAGTATAATACTCAATAATCTTAGATATGACGTTAACGATATAAAACAATGGAAACTTGATAATAATTTAAATACTAAAAAATTACCTATAACGTATAATAGGAAATATATTCGTAAGACGCAAATTCAAATTAATATAGATGAATTATATGAAAATAACATATTTCCTATCGTTGAAAAAGAAACAACTAAATGGCTACATATAGTTGAAATTACTAAAAATGATAAATCACAAGTATATGATCTTGAAATAGAAGATAATCATAATTTATTTGGTTCATTTTTATCACATAACTCTAGAACAATTAGTGGAAGTATGATATTTGTTCAGTTTGACGAACATCCACTTTATCCTTTTTTTCAATTTTTTAATAAACGAACAGACAAAACACACAGACATAGTTCACCGTTAAGTGACGATATTCCGCCATTTGATATATCTTTAATATTTCAAAATGAATACGGGGCACATTCTATTATGCGTCTATACGGAGTAGAGTTATTTCAAGAAGGCGGAGTATTCAGTATTAATGATATATACAGTGAGAACACCATTCAGTGGGTAGCCAAAGATATGGATCCTATGATTTCTGGCGGAGAAGTAGATTCATTTAAAGAATTACTTTATAGAAAACAGGTAGAAGGTAAAATCGTTGATGAGCACTTCGCATCTATGTTAAAATATAGACAGAAATTACAACGACAGGTTGCTCAACTAGATAAACAAATCTTACAATTACAAGATGATAGAGGATATATATCTAGAAAGACTGAAAGGTTATGGAAGGAAGACTCTGAGAATTTATCTAAACGTCGATGGAAAAAGAAAAATGCACAGGCAGAATTAAATAAACTTATTACACAACGAGATACATTGTACGCAGAACTACAAAAAACTGATGTATCTATTAGAAACTATGAACGATTTAGTATGACTAATGATATGAATTCATCTACGTCTTCTATAATACCTGATGTATATGGGGATGCAGCAAAACAAACAAATCAAACAGATACTGCTGAACTTACTAAAGAAGAACGTAAAACACAAAGACATAAAGAACGTAAAGGCAAAAAAGAAGATCGTACATAAAGAAGAAAACCTTGGAATGACTATAAGGATAGCCGAGAAGAATACAGAATTAAAACAGGGTATTATGACACAACCGAAGAAGTGATAGAGGATTAAACATGGGTAATAAAGTAGACAAATCACCTAGAAGAAAAGAAAGAGCTGCAAACGCAGAACGAGAAAATCAAACACAAGGTGGCCTTAATAAGGCACTTGGTGCAGGTAATATAGGTTCATCTGATACAACAAAATCTAGGCATAATTACGATACTTATAAAAAAGATTACTTTTCTGGTACTCAAGCAAACGTATATTTTGGGGATGTATTAGTAGACGACATAATATCTATTCAATATACTACTTCACAAGGTAAAGAACCAATATATGGGTATGCCTCTCAGACGTTCGATGCGGTAGCTATGGGGACAGTTATGGGTCAAGGTACACTTACTATCGCATTCAAAGAGGTTGGCTATTTAAACGTAGTGCATGCCTTATTAGAAGAGCAACGAATAAAGACTAGTATAGCTAAACATAATATTACTAATAGAATACAATCTTCTGCAGATGGAGCTATAAGTTCATCTAATAATTCTACTGGTGATTACACCGCGGTAATTAATAGTAATACTACTCCTGGATTAATACGTAAAGCTGAAAATATTGAAACTATTATGGATGAGCTTAAAGGTGCTGGTGCTAATGCAGGAAAGTCATTTTCATACGGACAAGTAAATTACGATGGAATAAATCAAGGATTATTTACTGGTAAAAACGGACTTCGTGATTTTGAAGACATTGCTGAAATATTAGAAGATACTATTTGGGGAGATAGTAACGGTAAGATACTGGATCCTACAGCAAACCAAAAATTATTAAGAGCAGACGAATTCGACTATAGTTATAAAAAGGATAAAGCTATTGGTATTAAATCAGCAGAAGGTGACGAATATGGAAACGTATTAAACATAATGTTAACGTTTGGTGATATAAATGATCTTAGAGCAGAACACACATTAGTATTATTAAACGATGTTCACTTTACAGGACAAGGATTAGTTACTGCTCCTAGCGGTGAACCTATTGCTGAGACATATCAATTCTTTTTTAAAGATCTAAATAAATCTTTAAGTAATACAGTATTTAATGTTGATCCTATTAAATTTCATATAGGTACTGATAACGCTATAGATTTAACAAGGGCTCAAGACGTAAAGACAATACTCGACTCATTAGATAATCAAGGTGGCGAAGCAGCAGTAGACATTCAAGTATTATCAGGATTTGATAACACGACTCAAAAATGGACACCTGTTACATTTCCTAAATGGGCATCATACAAAACAGATACTCCATTTTTAAAACTTGGTGCATATGGTGCTTCTGATCTAAATAAATTTATAACTGATATGATATATAGTTCATATCTTAATGATGGATCATTGAAACGATATGATAGAATTGCAGCAGAAGTTTTTATTGGTACTGGGAATCCTGATGACTCGATACTTCATTATATTTTAGAAAACACAGGTACAAATACTGCTAACTATAAAGTTATATCTCCAGGAAAAAATGACTACCAAGCATTAAACTTAGTAAGACGTGAAGACTTCTTTACTGATCCTAATCCAACACCGGAACAAGAAGCAGTAAATGACATTGGTGATTACGTTGCTCCTACAAACGAACAGAAGAAAGTAAATATTACTAATGGTCCTGTTGTAGCACCAACTACACCTCCGACTGATGATTCAGCTACTAAGAAAATAGATCAAACTAAACCAAATCAAGGATTTGCACATCCTAATCCAAAACAAGGCGGAAAAGGTAGTAAGAGACCTTATAGTGTAGAAGGATTTGAAGAACGTGAAGGAGAAAAGGACTTCACTGATGGATATATCTACCCAACTGAAACTCAATATGTGAATTCAAACGATCCAAATCCAAACCCAGTTATGGTTCAAGATTTTACACACATCGATGATACATATGGAACACTAGAAAACAATAATGCTACGATTGCATCGTATGAAAACATATTAAATATGGAAGATCATACAGAAGTGTTTGAATTTAATATTCCAGGATATAGTGAAATGAGTCGTAAAGACAAAAAAGTAGCCGAAGAAGAATATTTAGGATTTATAGAAACAAATATAACTAAGCTTAAAATTAACAATGATACCCTAGGAAAACATGAGAAAATTGATGCTGATATCCTGAGTGTTAATCAGCAACTATTTAACTTAGATAATGATCTAGGTCTAGTGTCACAAAGAGAATTAAATCAACAGGTCAGAAGTACCAGAGATTCAGATTTTGATGAAAATGGAGCTTTTATACAACCTGAACGTTCTATTACTCGTACCGAAACATTAAATGCTGAAGTAGATAAATATACAAAAATACAACAAGTTGCGTGGGATAGAATAATAAATGGTAATTTTGATGATATTTCTGTTAAATCATTTGAAAAAGCATCTAAGAACTTAGAAGGTGCTCAAGAAAAGCTAGATGATTTTTATGATAATACAGAAATTGATAATTTAAAACAAGATGTAAAAGATCTAGATAAACAAATAGACGAGATATATGAACTTAAGGCTAAAAACTTAAAAACACAACAAGACGCAATTACTACATTCCGTGATGAAATCGTAAATGCACAAGATACAGATCGTGACCAGCGTACATCTGTAGATTCAGAAGGTAATATAGTATACTTAAATCCTGATGGAACAACTAAAATAATTCCTACTGATCGTCAATCAAGACACGATATATCATATCTTGAAGTATTTAAAGAAGAACTTGAACGCAATATTCAAAAACGCGATGGTACTAAACAAGAAAGTAAACCTACAGATAAGTTAGATTTTGGTGATGCGTTTGATGAAAAAGAAGATAAAGAATCTAGTGATAGACAGAAGAGTAAACAAGAAGAATTAATTAAACAGATAGAAGAAGGTACATATGAAAATAGACGTACTAGATTAGGTAAACTAATAACTGCTAAAAGATTATTACCTCTTGGATTAAATAAAACTACTGTAGATGCGTTACAACAAATAGTAGATGATCCTCAAATTCAGGATAGTATAATAGCAAATAGATTTATACAGAAGCAATATGGAATAAGTGTAGATAAAACTAGTGAATTATTAGGAAACGCCAATGATATATTTAATGATGGAGTTACTGAATCTGAACTTAATGACTTATCTGCTACGTTAAAAACAATTAGTAGTGACAATACTAAGTTTAATCAATTAGTTGAAACTAATACAGGGTTTAGTAAAATAGATCTTACTGACAATTTAAATAGATTATCTCCATTTTTATCTAGTTCAATAAGTTTAAATGCTAGTAATATAGATGCGTTGGCAACAACGTTGAAAAATTTAAAGGACAATCCTCTGTTCGAAACAACTATATTAAAAACTACTGGTAGTAGTATAGAAACGCATCAAAATAATTTAAAAAGATATAACCAAATAGGTACGACTGGAACTATAGAAGGTGATCTGAATTTAGCTGATGCTATTTTTGCTGAATATGAAGGAAAAGATTTTGGTGAAAAATTAGTAAAGAATACATTAAATGTTAAAAGTATTGCTGAAGCAAGACATAAATTAGGAACAGTAAATTCTACTTTTGCTAATATAGGTAAACAAGATCCAAATAAAACAATAAATACATTAGTTCCTATTATAACCGAATTAGGTAATTCAGAACTAGTTGAAGATATATTTATATTGAATTATGATAAAACTCCTGATGAGATAATAAGCTTATTAACAACAAGTCAGACATTCATCAATAATCCTACATTTGAAGGAATACCTACATTAAATAATAAGGTAGGTGAATTCACTGGTATATCTTTTGCTGAAGACTTATCACAAAAGGCATTAGGTGCAAGTATAGGTGCTGTACAAAAAAGTTTAAACAGTATATATAACTCTCAAGAAGATGGTACTCAATTTTCTGACTTTGGTATATTTGCAACAGGGTTAGACGCATTAGGAAATACACCTGCTGTAAATAAACTTTCTGAATCTATATTCGGTAAGGGGAAAACTAAAGATAAGGTGTCTAGTGATTTTAAGAAGTTATACGAGACATCTACTGGAAAAATTGATGGTACAGAACTATCTACAATAATTGGAGTTATTGACGAATACAAAGATGCTGAATTATTTAAGACTACATTAGAAGGAGCATTAGGCAATACTCCAATAGAACAAGTAATATCTGAATTAAGTATAGTAGATAACTTATTTGATTTAGGTTTAAAAGATATTGCTAATCCTATCAAAGTATATAATGTTGGTAAAGATGCTATTCCTGTAGCTCAAAAATATTCAAAGTTTCCAATCGTTCAAGACTTAGCACTAGCTAAGTATGGTGCAACTTTAGATAGTTTAAATGCAAAAGATCTATTAGGTGCAATAAAAGCTAAACTTTCTCCTGCTAAAGTTGTTGACTCTGCATTTAAACGAATAGATAAATTATCAGATTCAATTAAAACTGAAGTTGCTAACTATGGAAATTTACAAGGAAAAGAAAATCTAATAAAAGGATTAATTTGGCAAGAATCTAGAGGTAAAGTTAACGCAGAATCTGTAGTAGGAGCAAAAGGGCTTATGCAAATTATGGATGCAACTGGAGCTGAAATTGCTGGAAAATTAAGTATACAGGAATATGATTTGAATGATGCTAAAACAAATATTAAATTTGGAGTAAGTTATTTTTCAGGTCTATTAGGTAGATTTAAAGGTAATGAAGCATTAGCATTGGCAGCATATAATCGCGGTCCAACAGCTGTGGTAAAATTAGATGGTAACCTACCTACTAATAAAGAAACCGCAGAATATGTACCTGGTGTATTCGGTGCAGAACAAGTGTTTGCTTCAAGAGATTCATCATTTGTTTCTAGTGCTACTACTGTAGACTCTATAGTTCCTGTTGTGACGGCTACTCAACAGACTAATCAAACAACTCCTACTCCTATTACACCAGAAGCTACACAATGGATAAATGATAGACAGAATTCACCGTTGACGTCACCTTCATCATATTCAGAAAACGTATCTAATATATA